TCAAAACCCCCGCATGCCATCCCGCGAGAACACCCGTCTCGGATTACCCCCCGCCATTTCCGGTGCGCTGCTCCCCGGCGGGTTCCCCTCCGGGTCCCCGCTCCCGAGCGAAAACTTCCCCGCCGCGATCTTTTCCAAAGTTTGCACCGCCCTCCCGTACCGCTCGGCCCGCGCTTCGGGGACCTTGTCCCGTCGCCCGTACAGGTTGTAAATAGCGATGTCCGCCGATAACTTCCTCACCACCCCTGGCGCCGGGTCGAGCGGGACGGCATATCGCGCCCCCGCGTAACCGTCGATTTCCTCGTCCGCGTCTGCTATGGCCTGCGCCACGCGCTCCGCGTTAACGCTCCCGCTCCCCTCGTCGTCCGTGAGCTGGACGAGCCGGGAAGCGTCGATCCGCTCCAGTATGTCGTCAATGGTGCAATACGCCACTCTTGCCCGCCTCCTCCCGCTTATCGAACGTCACTCACCCCTTCGGATGAGCGAGGCTTACGCAAGCCACGGAACCACCACCAGCTCCGCGGACCCCCACCACGGGTTCCCCGCGCCCGCCGCGTCGTTCATCACCTTGAGGATCTGCCGCCCGGCGCTCTCGAGCGTCGGCGGCACGACCAGATGCGTCGGATGGACGCCCAGCGGGACCCCCTCGTCGTTCTTGAAGCCCATCATCGCCGCGCGGGCCGATGCGTACGCCGCCGCGTCGAGCGTCTGCTTGCTCCCGTAGGCGAGCTGCCACAGTCCGAACCCCACGTTTTTCCTGTCGTCCACCCCGTAGCGGTGCTTCTTCCGCATGAAAACGTTGTCGTCGTCCGGGCGGTCCATCGACACGAACTCCGGCTGCTTGCGCCTCTGCAAAATGATGGGCTTGACCGGGCGCGACAAATCCATCAAATACCAGGCCGTCCCCGACCCTCCCCCCGTGTTGGACGCCGACCCCGCCCCGACCGGGTGGTCCGTGTCGAAGAAATACTGCCCGTCGAAGCACGTCGTCGCGAAGCCCGCCGCGAGCAGCGCGAACACCAGCACGTCGGGGTGCTGCTTCGCCGCCTGCCCGAGCCCCTGGATCATCGGCGTGTAGACGCCGATCTGGTCATCTTCTATATCGTTCCTGTCCACCTCTATCGTGGACTCGAAATCCTTGTTGACGATCTCGTAGTGGTGCGCCGAAAGGTTCTTGATGACGCGCTCCCCCAGCCACTCTCGCATCATCGGGAAGTCCCCGAGCCACGCGTAGTCCATCGACCTCCCCGACGAGAGCGTCTCCATGGCCACCGCGCCCCACATGGACGGCGCCCCCTCGTACGCCTGGTTGAACACCGCGCTGAAGCTCCGGTAAATTCCTGACAAATTCGACTGATTGACAATCATGCTCGCTTCTTCCTTTCTTTGGTCGCCCTTGCGCTCTTTCTCGCTGCATCAGGATGGCCCATGCCCTCCACCCGAAATCGAACTCGCCTTGGGTGACACGGACAACTCGGGACGAGTTGTCCGTGCGCCAAGCGCAAGAGGCAAAACCCGTTCACCGCGACATCCCGTCCTTCTTCAACCGCCGCCCCGCATGCGTCTTACCCTGTCACCGCATATCGACGTCCACCCCGACCTCCGTCGCGCTCACCCACTGGACGATCTTCCCGCAGGCCACGGAATTGCTCGTCGATTTCGCGACCGTCTGGTCGTCCGCCACGTACACCGCCGTTCCGACGTCCGTGAGCGCCATGCCCGACGCAGCCAGGTAAAAAACCCCCTTGCGGCGCACCCGCACCTTGACGTCTCCCGCCGATCCGCTCGAATTGTCCGCGCTCTCCTGCGCCACCCCGAGGAACTTGACCCCCGCCGCGTCCGATCCCGGCGTTGCATACCCCGATGCATCGAGGCAAACGAGCGAGCCGGCGTAAATTTTCACCGCTGCCCCGACGGGATGTTCCATCTCCACGCCTTCCCTGTAATTGGTCTTTCTGTCCGCCGACAAAGCCGTCATCGCACCCCCTCCTTAATGATTCTTCGCGGGGAGTCTTCCCCCTGTCGCGCCCCACTATCTCCCACTCGCCTCGCCGTAATTCCCCCCATTTCCCCCGAACGCCCCTCCGATGCCCCCGAAACGGGCCGCGTTCCCACTTTTACCCGCGAGTCTTCGGCCCGTGCTTTTTCCACGCCTCGTCATCCACCCCCATCATCCGGTTGATGGCCCGCTGCCCTTCGTCCAGAACCTCCTCTCCCGCTCTTCGCGCCGCCCCCGCGCCAAAAAGGTCTTCCGGCGGGACCACGCGCGGCGCCTTTGCGACGAACAACCGGAATCCTTCCAGGTCCGTCAGCGCGTACCCTTCCGCCCACTCCTTCTGCGCCGCCGTGATTTTTCCCGCCCGAATCGCCGCCTCGACCGCCTCGTCCCGCTCCCGCTCCGCCAGCCGCCGTTTGAGCGCCGCCACCTCCACCGTCAGGTCCGGGCGCTGCCGCATGGCGTGGATGGAAGCCACCACCTCGCGCACTCCCGCCGTCTCCGGAAGCCCGAGGGCATCCAGCGCCTCCCCCGGCATCACGGGCGCGTCCTTCCCTCCCGCCTTCCCGATGGCCGCCGCGACCTCCTCCTCCGTCGCCCCTTCCGGCAATCCCAATTTTTTCGCGCAGACCTTCACGAATTCCGCCTTGTCCATATCTTCTCCATCCTTATTCTGATTTTCCCGGCCCTTCGCCACGACCGGACGAATCCGGTTCATTCTCGGTGCGTTGGTGAGCGCGACGCGGAGCAGTTCCACAAGCCTCCCATCCTCGCCCGACGTGAGGAAAACCGGCGAATAGTAACGGTACTCCCGGCTCGCGAGATGCGCCTTCGCCCGCTCCGTCCACTCCACGACCGCCCACAGCCCCTCCGCCCCCCGATCGACGAGCCGCTTGATCCACCCCGCTGCCGGCGCCTTCCCCTCGGGGCCCGACCAGCTCCCGCCCTCCGTCTGATGCTCGTAGTCGATCACCATGTCGATCCCGCGCGCATCGAACCGCCGCATCACCTCCCCGACGCCCTCGCGATCCACCACGAAGGCCTCGCCTCCCTCCATTTCCACCCGCCCCAGCGGAAAGACCTGGAACTCCCCCGGAGCCTCACCCCCCGTCCCCCCAATCACCCTTGCAACTCCAACCTCCGCCGCGCCCTCATGCCTCGCCGTCATTCACCCACCCCCCCATTTTCTTCCCGCCTTCTGTCTTTCACGCTCCCCCTTCCGCCCTCCGCACCTTGAATCTCTCGCTCAAGTGCTCCATGCTCATCGGAAATCCCATCTCGGTGAGCGTCTTGTAGATGCGCGCGAGCCTCTCGAGGTCCTCCGGCGCCTCGTTCAGGAACCGCAGCCTCGGGACCGGAGCGTCCCACCCGAAGTTGAACCCGGCGAGCGGCCGCACCAGCTGCCTCGTGATGGTCCTCGCGAGCGCCTTGCTGTCCGCCGCGACGAGGTCCCGCCGCACCTCGTTGTGCACTTCCCCCAAGGCCCGCGACCCGCTCCCGTCCGTCCCGCTCGCCTCGCTCGTGAGCGTCTGCCCGAGTATCGCCTTGCTCATCTGGGCGTCGCAAAAACCGACGAGGCTCCCGTAAACGTTCAGCGACCCGGTCCGCTGCGCTTCGATGAACTCTATCTCCGTGTTCTTGCTGATGATCCCCGCCGCGTCCGTCCCGAGCGACCGCACGGCGTCAAGGAGCGCCATCCGGTCGTCCGCGCTAGCCCCCTGGTCGAATTTCCCGAGCCGCAACGGCATCCCGTACACCTCCGCGAACGACGCCCAGTCCTTCACCGCGTAGTTCTTGAACAAATACATCCACGCGCACACACGCATGATCCCGCCCCGCGCGTCGCACCCCGACCGCGCCCTGCACCGGTGGTAGATCACCTTGAAGGGCGGCGGCTCCACTCCCCGGATGGGCTCATCCTCCGTCAGCACCCGCGGCGTCATCGAATTCCAGAAGGTGATCCGCTTCGCCGGTATGTGCCGGAGCCCCCGCGCCCGCGTCTCCTTCCCCGATGTCTCCCACAATATCTCGGTCATGCTGTAGCCCTTGGGGATAGCGTCGAGCATGTCGAGCAGCGCCTCGTCCCATTCGTCCAGCCGCTCCAGCCGCTCGCGGCAAAAATCCGCGATATCCCGCGCCCGCCCGTCGTCTCCCCCCGGCAACACCTCGTACTCCAGCCCCTGCACGGCGAGCTTCCTTATTTGGAACTGGCTCGCGAGGTGCGCGTCCTTTTCCTCCATCTCCTCGAAAAGCTCCGCCTGCCGCAGCACGTCCCCGTTGTCCGCCTCCCGGAAGATGGCCGCGAGCCTTCCCGGCGTCAGCCCGCTCGACGGATATCCGCTCCACCGATCCCTCACCTGCGCGACGTACACGTCCCGCATCGGCGGACGCCGTCCTGCCCTGGCGCCGCCTCCCGTTCCTCCAACACCTCCCGCCATCAGTACGCCCCCCTCCTTTCCGTCAGCCGCCGCTTGCAGAGCCCCTCGTACTCCGCCGGCTTTCCCGCCCCGCCCTGGAGCATCCCGACCGCCCCCTCCAGCGCGTCCGGCCCGTCGTCGTGCACGTTCGCGTTCAGGATGTACAGGAGTTGCTCGACGAGCGCCGCCTGGTCGCTCTGCCTCCTCTCGAAGAGGAGCTTCCCGTGCTCCACCAGGTAGGAGAGCCCCCCGATGATCCGCGCCTCCTTGTTCGTCGAATGGTGCACGGCCTCCCACGGCAGGTATTTCCCCCGCTCCCTCGCGTAGGCGTGTATCGCCTCGTGCAGGAAGTCCTTCAGCATGTTTTCCTCGATCCCGATCCGCCCCCCGTAGCGCTCGAACTGGTTGTACGCCGCCGCGAACATCTCCCCCGGCGACGCCCGCCGTATCCACGCGTGCAGCACTCGGAAGAGCATCTTCTCGCGCTCGAGCCCGACCGTGACGATGGCCTTGAAGTCGCTCGCCTCCCCCGACCGCGCGCTCGGGTCCACGAAGGTTGCGACCTGCATCTGGGGCAGTCCCGTCCCATCGCGGTCGAAATACCGCAGCCACTCTTCCCGGAAGGGGCTGTCCTCCGCCACGGTCCGGTTCATCATCTCGGCGTTGAAGGCGATGCTCCCCATGCTCCGCCGCTTGCTCGACAGCCGCTCCATCGGCCACGCCGCCGGCCAGAGCGGCCGCTCTCCCTCTCCGCCTTCCTCCACGATGGCCCGGTACACCCGCGATGTGTAGAGCGGCTTTCCCTCCTCGTCCTCCTCCGCCATGAACTGCGCGAGGATGGACCTCGGGTGGAAGACGTTCCCCACCATCACGAAGCAGAACCCCGCCCCGAGCGACCCGATGACCGCCCGCGTCAGCCAGTCCTTCCCCGCCTTCACGAGCCTCGGGTTCTGGACGTTCATGTCGTTCTCGAAGTCGTCCACTATCGCCTTGTCCGGGCGGTGCTGCCGGTGCTTGAGCCCCCGGACCTTCTCGCCGCGCCCCCTCCCCAACACCCGGACGGAGATCGGAGATCGGATTTCGGAGGTTAGGGGGGTGGCGGTGCAATCCGCATCCCCATGGATTGTCTCGCCCGCCGTTGCTCCCCCCGCCGTCGTAAAGTCGCTCCGCGTCCACACCGGCCCGCGCAGGTCACCGAAATCGTGTCGTATACGCGGGTTTTCCTCGAGCTCCGCCCGTATCGGCAGCACGAAGCCCGTTGCTTGGTCGTTCGCGTCCGATATGATGAGGATGAAGCGCCGCAGCCCGTAGCAGACGTCGTGCAGCGGGTCCCCGAAGGTGAAGAAGGTGGACTTCGCGTGCTCGCGCGGCGCGGCCACGAAGACGCACTCGTCCCGCGCGTCGCCTAGCGCCGCCCACTCCGCGTGGAACTCCGCGAAATCCGCGTGGAAGTAGTGCGGCAGATACGTCTTCATAAAGAAAATCTTGTCGCGCCTTCCCCTCGCGATGCGCTCTGTCCTCCTTTGCGGCGAATCGTTCGCGAAGGGCGACACCGACTCCCGCACCCAGCCCCCAAGACGCTCCGCCCACTCGTCGAACCCGCGCTCCGTCAAATCGGGACGCCTTTTCATGCCGTCTCCTCGCGCCGTCCCTCCTGCTGTTCCTTGAACCTGGCGATGATGGCGTCGTAGTTCCTCGCAATCGCCTTCAGCGCCTCGGGGTCCCGCTCCTTGAGCGTCTCGGCGACAAACTGCAAGTGCTCGAGGAAAAGCGCCGGACGGTCGATCTCCATCGCCTTCGCCCCGTCGCCGCTGCCTCTCCCCGACGCCCGCCGCTCCTCGACGATCCACTTGTAAGCGGCGTTGGCCGCCTTCGGGTCGAGCGTGTCGAGCGCCTTCTGAATCAGCTCCTTTTGCAGTAACAATTTCTTGTTGTTTATCTCGCGGAGAATTTCCTGGCGGCGCTTCCGTTTCTCCACCCACGCGCCCTTGCAGGACCAGCGCTGAACCGTCCGAAGGGGCGTCTTCGTCGCCTCGTGCACTTGCCGAATGCTCATCCCGTCCAGGACATACATCGCCTCGGCCATCCTCTCGTCTACATCCTCGCGCCCCTCAGTCATCCTCCACCCCTCTTCTCCCTGCGCGCTTATCGGGCATTCCGCCCCATCTCAATGCTCGACTGTAGGTTGGAATGAGCGAACGCGAACCCCAAAAACGTCGCGGTCCACGGCCTACGCCCGCTCGGCCAGGCGCACCACCCCGACCGCCTCCTTCTGCAACCGAACCATCGGGCAAAACTGGTTCTTCTCGACGCTCTCCTTGAGGCTCGTGAGCGCCTGGGTGTTGAGCACGATCACGTCCTTGAGCGTCCGCGACGTCTCCAGGCATTCCTTCACCAACTCCACGTTGTTATCGTACATTCGCCGTTGCTCGATCATCTCCTCGTGGTATTGGGCCAGCGTCCGCTGCATGTCGTCCCGGTACGCCCGGAGCGCCCTCTCGTGGGACTTCTCGCTGAAGTGCCAGAGGATGAGCACAATCCCCGGAATCCCGAAGCTCGACGCCATATCCACGATTTGTTTCAAATCCAGCCCCTCCATCGCCACCCCCTTCTGGTCATTCGGGTCCTTGCCGCGCCCCTCGCTCCCTCGTCCTTGCTCCTTGCAAATTAAAAATTGTCTTATATCCCCAGATCCGCCTCCCTCCCATGCGGCGCGATCACGAAATCTTCCTCCTGCACGATGCTGACCCCTTGGATGCACCGCACCGCGTCGGCCTCGTTCAGGATGGCGTCCTTGTTGATCTCCTCCTTCACCCGGATGAACCGCTCGAGCCCCAGGCTCTTCAACGCCCGCATGACCTCATCCGCTCCCCGGATGGAAACTTTTGGCGGACGCATCCGCCACCGCACGTCCCCCGAGCCCATCCGCACCCGCTTGATTCTCCCGCCCTCCGTCAGCTCCTCCCGGTGCGCCTCGCACCATTCCCGCACATCCTTCGTAAGCGCGCGAACGGCTTCCGCGTGCGGCGCCGCTTCCCGCTCATACCGCCCCTTGACCTCCGCGATCCCCTCGCTCATGCCCGCCTGCAACAAGTCAAGCTCGCGTTGTCGCTTCCCGATCTCCATGATCGCCTCGACGACCCGCCCCCGATCACTCATCCTTTCGGCCCCCGTAGCGCCGCCTTTACGCTGTGCTTTTTTTCTTAGGTCGCTCAC